TTAAAGATATCCAAGTTTTGAGGGATGAGATTTGTTTCTGGTGATCCTGCAAAGCTTCCGGGTGCCTGTGATTCTCCGGTTACTCGTTGGATGCCCAACCCATTTGAAGATTCTAGTGGTAACTTGTCAGAAATGTCATTATCTAACTCGCCCCCTATTAATCCTAGCCTAGATGCGTTTCTAGTTTCACGCATTGTTGCAATTAAACTTTGTCCTCCTATGGTTGTTAAATCGCTTATTGATTCAAGTACCGACGCAGACTCGCAGGGCCCTGTTTCTAAAGCATACGTATTTATGCTGTCAACAAATGAATAAATCGTATTGTTATCTGACACTAATGTGTTAGCCAATGCTAATGCTCTTGCATTAATTTCTTTTGTTAAGCGTGTGCCTAGGTTATTCCATAAAATATTTAATTCTGCTACAACAGATGGTTGCGTGTTATATATACTATCAATTTCTGTGTTAGCTAACGCAATTTGTGTAGTTAAAACAGTATTATGATTTTGTGATAGTAATAGTTCAGCCTCAATCGCAGCATAAATTGTAGCAAGTGCAGGTGTTTGTAGTTGTGTAATTAATGCTTGAATACGATCAAGCTTATATTCAATTCCAGTCATGCTGCCAAAGAAATCGCACATTGTATATGTGCCATGTTTACCACTACCAAGTGCAATTGCATTTAATGCAAGAGTAACACCATTTGAATCTACCGGGGTTGATGTTCCATTTACAGATAAGCCTAGTGTTGTTTCCATATTGGTTACAACTTGACTGAACTTTTCAATATCCATTATACTGATATTTTTAATTTGCTGCATTGCTACACTTAATGCCCCGCATGCAACTGCTATGTCAGAAGGAATCATTCCTTCTAACTTTGATCCATAATTAAAAGTATTCAACTGAGTATTAATAGCACCGTTTTGATAAATCAAATAATATACTTTACTATTAGCCGGACTATTTCCAACATTATATTGCGGTACAGTAAGACTTGAATAACTATTTGGAAATAGCTTAATGGGATCAAGTAAATCCGCAAGAGAAGTTAATTTCTTTGTGTTTACATTAAGCGGAACTAATACATCATGCAAGTCATTATTCAATATTGCAGTAAATGCACCATATATCTTTTTCTCTTGCTCAACTGTTGGCTCAATTAAATTAAGCAATATATTATTAATTTCAGTTGTTGTTAATTCGCTGTATATCAATGCAATACTAACCGCTTGAGTTAGTGCATTATTCTTTAATAGAGTTTTTAATAAGTTACTTGGTAATCCAAACTTATTAATTGTAGCAAGATTGATTGCTCTACCGCTTGCTATTAAATCTTGTCCCCAATAAACAGTAGCTTGATTTACGCCGGTTATATCACCGCTCATTAAATCATTCATATTACTGTAAACACCGCCTAAAAAGTCTTGTGCATTAACCAAGCTGGCGATTTTACTAGTGGACTGTGCAATAAATGCATTAGCAGTCATAAAGCTATTTAAAAAATCACTGTATGTTCCGTTACCAATTGCAAAATCAACATGCGCTTGCAGTGGTAATACACGCAAGAAACCATATCTTGATAATGAATTAGAATAGGAGTTTGAAAAAGTTGAGGGTTTTGCATTTCCTAATGCAGGAATTGTAGTTGACCCTATTGATACAAGTGCGTTATAAACAGCTTGGCTTACGTTGCCACCAATTTGTTCATATGCAGTATTTGTAGAATTAGTTAAGGTATTTAATACAGTGCTAGTAATTATAGTACCAGCACTGTAATTAGTTTCAGCGGTACTTGCTCCCATAAAGCCAGCAGAAGTTGTATTAATAGTTAGCCCACTGCTTTGTAGCAGTTGACATAATAAATTAATACTATTGGGAGTTTGTTTACCTTTTAAGCTCATGGGACAAATATATCAGGACTGCCTTGAACTATACTATGTCCACAGCTATTACCTGATCCTACTCTTAATACAGGAACACCCTCAGCAAACACAGTTGGACTGCCATCTGTAGTTACTGCTGCATCATGCGGCGGGTGCGGGTCTCCCCATGGCGCGTGTGGAGTTATCTTGCTTACATGCAATCCAACTTTTATCCCATTCGCGAACACAGTGCTAGCACCGCGCATTATAGCGCCGCCCGGCTGATCTGTATCTCCCAATCTACTTAATTTCGGCATTCTTATCCTACTAAAATTTTCTTTTCTGGTAATTTGATACCAGTTGTTGCTTCAATATATTTAACTTTGATTTGGTCATTAGTTTCAGCATACATTGAAACGCTATTAGTATTTAGCTTAAATTCTCCAGCAATTTCGCTAGTGAACAAGCTTGGAACCATGCCCAATCCCTGTTGATTTGGAGCAATACTAACTGGCTCACTGATATCAATATACTGGTCTGAAATCTTTATTACTTTTGCTACCATTTCTTCGCCAGAAGCCAATTTAAATGTGTAAATCTCGTTTTCTTTAATGATCATATTATCCTTGTAGTTTTCGTTTAAGTTCTGTAAATCCACCAACATGCACATCATCTACGAATATTTGAGGCATGGTTCGTGCTGTGGGTACTGCTTCTAATAACTGCTCTTTAGACCATTCACCGTTGCTGATATTGCGTTCTTCAAACTCAATACCTTTTGATTCTAATAATGCTTTTGCTTGTACACAGAAGGGACAAGCGTCCTTTGACCATACGATAGCTTTCATATTATGGACGCATCGGGTAAATACCAACATAACAAATCACTTGTCTTGGCATGTTGAGTGCAGCCCAATCAACACGATGGTGAAGCCCTGTATCTGGTTGACCATCGGAACCGAATGGTCGTAAGTCAGGCAAAGCAAAGTTTGTTATGCCATCACCACCGTACATTGTACCCAAGATACTAAACAATGCGTCATTACCTTTGACTTGCAATAATCTTCCGTCACAATCTAAATAATGATCTGGTGCAAATCTACCGGCGAATGTACAAATGCTTCCAATGATTTCATCCCCTGAACCGCTCATTCCTAATGCTCGTTTAATTTGTGTTAACATATAGTTCTCCTTAAAGTTTATGGTGTTTGTGTGTATTAAATAATTTATCAAACTGATTCTGTGCATCTTCCATACCCGGCTCAACTACGATCCATACTTGCTCCCCTTCAGGAACAATAAATGTGTCAATCATAATTGTGCGGCTATCTGCAGAGTTTACTCCGCTCATTCTACGTCCTGCTGGCATCCAGTAACAATCACCCGGTCCTGCTTTTTGTATAGTAGGTTCACCGTCTAGATACAATGACATTTCTCCAGACACCACGCATGTTTGTCCACCATGTGGATGTACATGAATAGGGCTGCGTGTATTTTTATCACGTACACTGCGTGAGGTTACTACTACCCATCCTGTAGGCTTACCGGTAGCATCTAGCACACGCTGAGTTATTATTCTAGATTCAAACATAGTTTTAGTAGGAGTGTTTGGTGGTACTTTACCATTGATCTTATCTGAACGTTCTATGTTTGGGTTTACAATTTGAGTAACTGAATCAGTGATTTGATCGTTCACTGCTGTTGGGAATGCATTATATATTAGTACGCCGGCGGCGCTGGCAATAATTGCAATTGATATGATTTTTCTTAACATTGGTTCCTTTTATTTGTCTTTCCATTTGAATAACTTACTTAGTGCTTCATGCAACTCTTTAATTTTTTCCGGGGTCCAATTATTGTGAGGCTCAAGGCCACGATCTTTCATTTGACAAGGGCAAACGGGATCGTTACCTTGAGGACCCATGCAAGCGCAAGGGTATCTCGTCATTAGGTTAGATTGATAATTTTCTTCTCTACTCTAAACCCTGCTAGTTGCTGCATATCTTCAGGTGTTTGAACTAGTGCTTCTAACTGCTTTAAGTGTAATGGGTCAACTAAGTGATCCATTTCTTCTTCAGTAAGTTCTGCTTCATTGCGTTCTTTAAGAAGTTTATTAACAGTGTCAATTTTAGTTATCTCTGTGGTAGAATACTTATTAGATAAAGGATGCTGTTCTACTGGTTTATTCAGTAGCTCAGTAATATTACCTGCTTCATCTTTTTCTCTAATAATTACCTGTGGTGCAAAGGTGTTAGAATCCATCACGATTGCGTATGTAAATTTTCTCATTCGTTTCCTTTATAAGTTTGGTAATTCGTCATGCTCAACTACGTCTGACATAACTCCAATGACATAGTTAGTTGATTCAGTTTCTTGTAATGCACTTTGTTTTTTATTGATATTCACATGCTTATTGAACCATGGGATAGGACTATGCTTTGGATGATTCTCTAAGTATCTGATACCAATATCTTTAAGTCTATTGAATGCTGTCCAATCAACAAAGTCGCTTAAGATTTCTGCATTCAAACCAATCACAACACCCTTACTAAACAAGAATGTTGCCCATTCTTTTTCTTCACGGATGACATCTAAGTATAGTGCATATACTTCTTGTGCGCATTCTTGTTCAATCTCAATGAAGTCTGGGTCATCTTTAACAACATTGTTAATTAACCATGCAGTCCACTCAGTATGCAACAATTCATCTTGCAAAATCAAACTAATGATATTACCATTACCAATATAGATACGGTTCTCAACCATAGCTAAACTAGTAGCGAATGAAACCATAAAGCGTAGTGCTTCTAATGCATAGCTAGCATGTAATGCCATCCAAATTGCACGTTTATGTTCACGAGTACTTACTGATTGACCTAATTCTTTCTTACAATTCAACTGATGCAAATCTTCATAGTAGCGGCCAACATTAGCAGCCATTTCTACGATTTCTTTAGTATCATGAATCTTGTTGAATTCTTCTTTAGGTACACCATACACATTGCGAATAATGTGTGAATAACTCTTTGAGTGAATGTTAGTCTCAAAGAATGACCAGTTACTAACTAATGCTTCTAGTTCCGGTATACTAATCACTGGACTGAATACTTGACTAGGTGCACGACCTTGAATACTATCTAATGCAGTTTGACGCAATAGATTACTAGTAAAGATATGTTTAATAGCGTCACTTGATTCTTTGTGATCCATTTTATCTTTAGTCAAGCTAATTTCTTCCGGCACCCAAAAGAAACCCCTAGCAGTTTCTTCGTACTTAGCTAATCTAGGGTATTTAACTTCTTCAAAACGCTGAACGGTAACTGGACCTTCTGGATCCAAAAACATAGTGCGCTTTAAATAATTTGTTTGCTTACTTATATTATACTGTTCTTTACTCATAGTGTGCATGCCTCGCAATATTCATCATCTTCTTCTAGCGGATCTAATTTAGTAAATTCAATTACATTATCTTTGTCTGACAATGCTGCTTTACTACCCATTTTATTAATTAAACTGTAATAGACAGTTTTTAGGCCCCACTTGTATGCAAGCATTAAGTTCTTTGCAATCAATGTGCCAGGAACTTTACCTTCTGCAAAATAAGCAGGGTTATAAAAAGTATTTGTACTAATGCTTTGATCAATGTATGCAGCTAATACTGCGGCTGTTTTTAAGTAATCAACACAGTCACGTTGATCCCACATCATTTGATAACGATTCTTTAATCTACGATATTCAGGAACAACTTGAACAAAAGAACCAGCTTTTGATTCTTTTACGCTAATCATTTCCATTGGCATTTCAATGCCGTTTGTAGAATTTAATACAACTGAACTTGATTCAACAGGCGCGATAGCCATTAGTGTAGCATTTCTAATGCCATACTTCAACAAGTTTTGTCTTAGAGGTTCCCAATCAAGTGACGGAGTAAAATCGGTTAACTCATTAACGCCCGGTGCTCTACGCTCCCAAGGGAATATGCCTTTACCATAATATGTTTGATGACTAAGTTCACATGCGCCGCGCTCTTGTGCTAACTCAACACTTGCTTCGGTTAAATAAAATGCCTGATGTTCCATCCAACGTTTTACTTCGGCTAACGCTTCTGCTTCACCATACTTGTAGTTACGTTTGGCGTGCCAGTATGCAAGATTAGTAACACCTACGCCAAGTGGTTCAAATTCTTTGTTTGCTAACAAACTTTGTACGCTTAAGAAATCTTGATAACCTAACAAGTTGCTTAAGCTTCTTACTAACAACTTTGCAGCCTTGCGCATATCTTGCGGATTCTTAAAGCTGCCCCAATTGATTGATCCCAGTGTGCATAATGCAATACGCCCATTCTCATCTTCAATACGTTGAAAAGGTTTAGTTGGTAACAAGATTTCTTGACACAAATTACTTTGATAGATTGGATTTACTTTAGTATCAAACGGTCCTTGATTGATAACATTATCAATATTAACTAGATAGATACGACCGGTATCAGTACGCTCTTTTAAAATACCGTTTTTGAATATCTCAACTGCAGGCAAGGTTTTCTTTTTAAGACCCTTCTTTGCTTCATACATTGTGTACAAACGCTCAAACAATTCGCTATCACGATAGTATGCTTCGTACAAATCAGGTACATCGTTTGGGTCAAATAGTGTAATGTTTTGTTTATTCTTGTAACGATTCCAAAACATCTTGTTGACTACAACTGAGTAATCCATTTGACGTACACGAGTTTCTTCGGTGCCTTGATTGTTTTTTAATACAATAAGGTCTTCAAACTGATAGTGCCATAATGGAAATGTAACTGTGCAACTTGCATTGCGAACACCACCTTGACTGCAACTACGTAGATCACCAAACCATTTTTTCAAGAATGGAATCATACCAGTGTGCTTGATCTCACCGTTTCTGATCGGCGCGCCAACTGGGCGAATTCTACCTATTTCTAATCCTATGCCAGCACGTTTGCTAGCATACTTTGCCATCATTTCCCCAGCTGCAAAAATTGAATCAAGAGTGTCGTCACTGCTGATAAGCACACAACTAGAAAATTGCTTAGTAGTAGTACCAAGACCAGCAAGCACAGGAGTGGCAAGAGTAAACTGACCGTCACTAGCACACTCATAATATTCTTTAACATATTTTAATCTTTTATCTTTTGGTTCATTATGAAACGCAGTAGCGGCAGCTATTGCATAGCGCACTTGCGGCGTCTCAAAAATTTGACCAGTGGCACGGTTCTGTACTAGGTACTTTTCGGTTAATTGTGCGATAGCTGCATAGGTATATTGTTCGTCCTTGCCGTGGTCAATAAACAGGTCAATAATGTCCCATTCGTCCTTTGTATACCACTCAAGTAAATCAGTAGTATACATCCCTAATTCTACATTCTTTTTAACTATTTCATACAACTTTGGTGGTTCATACTCGCCGTATACTTCTTTGCGCAACATGCTAACTTTTTGTCTACCCGCTACATACTGGTAGTTAACGTGATTAATATCTGGATTTTCTGTTTCGTCAATTAAATCAACCATTGCTTTAAGCAATAGTTCATCAATTGTTTCTGTGCTTATTTTGTCATGTAATTGAATTTGTGCTTTGATCTCAATCATGCTAGGACTTACGTTATCTATTCCCTTGCAGCCGAATGCAACTTGTCTTTGGATTTTACTTATGTCTAGAGGAACTGATTCCCCGTTGCGTTTTGTTACGTTAATGTTCATTGTATTCCTATTATATTTTTTCTAGCAGTGATTGTATGTCTATTGAACGTTTAATCGTGAAATCTTGTAGACAGTTATTTACTACAGTATCGGGCCAGTAATTAAGCACATATTTAGCGTGGTCAACTAGGACTAGTATTACGTCATTACCCGAACTATCACTAGCTTCGGCTATTTCAAAGTCCTTAATACCTATCATGTATAAAGTATAACACATTCCCAGTGCTCTTGCAATCTCACAATAGGTATTTTCTACCAAAAGATCCCAAGGATCGGGCCAATTAAATGTGTCATGCACGTGTAAATAATGATTAAGCAATGGTGCTTGTTGCCACCAATTGTCTATTTTGATGCAGCATTCTTGTAATTCTACTGCTTTGGATTCTTCTTTTAGATCATGCCAACTCTGCAACCTTGTTTCGTAATCTGTTTGGAAGATGTTCATTTTATCTTTTTTAATGTTTTGTTAAGTAACGTAGTGTCAGCGCAGGTATAAGTTTGGTAACTGTTTTTCAATTGCTCTGGCATTGGAATTTCAATTATAGGAACTGAAAAAACCTGTGCAATGTGTTTAAAACTTGTTGTAGTACCAGTACCAACATTAAAGATACCGCTGTCTTTTGCCTTTAAAAACTTCATTTGTGTACTGATCACATCATCCACGTGTATAAAGTCTCTACGGTATTTATCGCTACCCTCAAACACTTTTATATTACCGTTGTTTAATTTTTGCTGAGTAAATTGATAGAACGGACTAGCTTGTGTACCCTTATGATCTTCACCCGGCCCAAATACGTTAAAGTACCTAAAGCACTGTGCTATAGAATTACTAGATGGGTGCTGTTGTATATAACGCTCAACCATATACTTTGACCATGCATAGGGGGTTCTTGGATCAACTGGGCTAGTTTCTTTAAACTCTGTGCCCAATCCATATACACTTGCCGAACTTGAGAATTGAAAGTTTACATTATGTTTCACACACTCATCGTATAAGTTAACAGTAAAATCATAGTTTTGTCGCATAACCTTATCTACATCACGTTCAGTTGTTGCGCTTATTGCACCAATATGCATTACCCAATCTAATCCTTCAACTACAGGATGCGGTTCGCCCCACTCAAACGTAGTTACTTCATGGTCAGTTTTCTCTTGCAGGTAGCGTAACATATTGCCACCAATAAAACCTTTATAGCCAGTTACTAGTATTTTCATATTTTTTTAATTCAGTCAATGTTTCTGCAATGTCATTGCGATGCAAAATTCCAATGCCGCCTGATACTCTCCATTCGCGTATATTTGATTCTCTGTCATCAATCAAGATATCACCAGGTCTGCAATGTACGTGCTTGTCTTTACTGTAGGGACCAAACATTACTGGAATGTCAGGGAAGTTACGCTGCACCCAAACTACCTTGTCATAAAATGCCCACGGCACATCGTTGCCTTTTGGCACTGCTGTTAAAAATAGCAATCTGTATTCTTTTTCTTCGCACAATTTTTTGCAATAATCAACTAGCTCATCTGCGTAAGGTGTCTTTTTTAAATCACGATACATTCTTTGATTGCTAGTTAAGTTGTACCAAACTTCATTGGGGTAAATTCCATTAGCAGGAGGAACACCTAATGTTCTTGCTGCATACTCATCAAAGTCAGCTACCACTCCATCCATATCTAAATATATTGTTCTCATTTTTGACTGTCTCCCGGCATTACTCTATAATTATCTTCTACACTATCAGGTGTACTAACTTCAATGATTGTTCCTGCAGCATAACAAATAATTTGATGCGGCAACAGCGGAGGATTATGCCATGTATCACCTACTATAAGCCGTTTGGACTTCGACGCAGCATTAGAAGTTTCAATCCATCTCACTTCAAACTCGCCTGATTGCACATACCATGTTTCATCTTTAACTGCATGAAAGTGCATACTAAACTTACCGCCCTTTTCAAAGTGCATAAGTTTACCGCAATATTTGTCATTGGTTGCCCAAATTTCTTCTGAACCCCAACCTTTTTCTACTCTGCCTGTTAATCTAGTCATATGCTCGTTTTATCTCTGCTAATGTTGGGCTATACACCCCAATGTGTTGAATCGTT